CCATATGTTGCATTGATAAGGTTATACATAGCCTCAAGTTTCTGATTGAGCGAAAGGCTAAATGTCTTAATCTGTCCATTAAAGTTAACAGAGAATTCAACATTCTTTTCCTCAACTACGGGCTCGGTAATAGGTTCAACAGTAGGATCTTCCTCAAACTCGGTAGACTCTGTAGGCTCTTCTGTTGCGTCAGTGCCCTCTGTGGACTCATTCTCTTCAGTGCCCTCTACATCCGTCTGTTCCTCGTCGTTGGACTCCTCACTCTCAACTTCACCAAATGCCTCTGCAAACTTGGCTTCAAGCTCTTCGTCAGAAAGTCCCTCATATTCAAAAGTGATTTCCTCTACAGTCTTTCCATACTGTTCGAGAAGTCTTTCAAATAAAGTCACCGTGGTTTCCTCCTTTCCAGTTTGATTGTCATTTATATTGAATCTTGATAACGTTGTGTTTAACTTCTCAAGAATTTCAATTAATGCATTACTCTCGCTCTCAAAGTGAGCGAGTTGAATATTCGAGCCAACCATTCCGGGCTTAATTTCGTTTCCGTTGTCATCTTTGCCAAGAATAGTTACCCCATCAAAATAAAAATCGTCGAACACAAGAACCTTTTCTTTAGCGTTGTAGCTAAGTTCTCGTACCGACAATTCAACACTGCAAGAGCATTCGCCCTCACGTTCCAATATTTCAGCCGCCTTTGAATACGACTCATATAAATATCCCTTAACAACCACATAGGTTTTGCCATTCTCTTCATCATATTCGAGTTTTGCATCGCATGACTCAGGAACAGTTCCAACGGGTCGTTCGAGATAAATTACGTCGCCATCTTCTCCCTCTTCTATGTTGTGTCCATAAAACTCCGGCTGTCCGTCAACCTCATGTATATATGCAAGGATCGGACGATTAGCAAAGGACGGGAGCGCTTTCTTCATTACCTTTTCGGGGATATTACTGCCATTAACATTTGTTCCAGTATGACAAGCTTTAAGAACAACCGGAATTAACCCCTCGGTATCATCACCGTCATCATCCGATGCGAATGTCATACTGCAATCAAGTGCGACTGCAATTTCTTCATTCTCGTCTTTTGCTGAATATTGGAATGAGCGACCTGTCTTTACATACTCGTTTAATTCACTTAATGTAAATAACTTCTTTCTCATAGCACACCTTTAACCTTTCGAACGTGAAGCGTCGCCCTCATCAGTTAGATCACTAGGATTATCTATTGTCGGACGACCTTGACCTACTTCTGAAGACTCACCGCCACCGCTTTGAGTATTACTTGACTGAGGCGGAATAAATACCTCATTAAGCTTCAGCACATTATTCTCAAGATTTGCGAGACTCATAATCTGCATCTCGTTAAATCCATCCAATGCACCAAGCGCCAATCTGAGCGGTACACCATAGGTGAACTGACTCTTCAACTGTTCTATATAGTTTTGTTTTGTATATGGACTTACGGGAAGAAGAACTAATTCACAATTGGACTTCTGATAGAATTGAATCCAACGATTAAAGAAGTTTTGAATTTGTGCGCGAAGCGTGTTCGTACCATACTGTTCATCCGCGATCAATGCGCTTGTCCAACCAATAGTTGTCGAGATAGAAGATGAGTTAAGTATCTGCGCACCACCCGAACTGTTATATAGAGTCTTCGTCGCATTCTCAATAATGTTAATATCCGATGCCTGATCATCCTTAAATGAGATGGGTGTTACGGGCATAGGTGAAATGAATGCGTCAACATATTCGGGCAATCTCTCGCAAGCGCGGTTGTAATAGTCAACACCGCTTTCAACATCGATCTTAAAACTATCGGGATCGGGAGTATCATCTGGCTCAAGTTGAAACGCAAGCAACTTATATACCGATGCTTTATCCTTATCAGCCTGCAAATCTTCCGTATCGCACAGATTGATTATGCTATTGAATAGTGCCATGTAAGGCGGTAGCGGAAGAGTAGGGTCATCAATTCCAACCTTAATGCAGAAGCAATATTTATCTGGCATATGTTGCCAAAGGTTATTGCCTTTGTCTTTCTCATACTCTTTGTACATAGTTGTAAAGGGTTCACCATAGAACTCCAACTCATCCTGATGATTATCGAAATAATTCATCTTCACAGAATAAGAAAGACCGCCGTCATTATAGATACCATCTACCCTTGCGATGTCATAAGGCACGGGCAAAATAAAAACACCATCGTCGTTGTGATAAATACAACCGAACGCGGTGTCTTCTCGCCATGCGATTACGCACATCTTATATATCTCTGCTTGCATATCAGATACGTTAAAGAACTTACAAGTCTTTATGTATTCTTTCAAAACTTCGTCGGGGCTTCTTCCAACAGCCCACTCCTGTTTTGGAACTATAGTCCGATAGTTGACATTAATCATACTTGAGTTATAGCCAATTATCTTCCTATAAGGATTTGAACGTAAGTAGAGGAATCTACTCAGCTCAATAAGTTTTACATAATTCTTCAACGGGTTCTTCATATAATTACGAAGAGTCTCACGCTTGAAGATCGTGAAGGTTCGGGTTACACTTTTCTTTGGATCGATAAGTTGCATACCCGACTTCATCTGTTCATATTTCTCAATCGCCGTTCGATGCTTTTCGTACCACTCGCGCATCTCGGCAGTTGTGTGTTTAGAAGTGCTGTTCGCACTATTTTTAGTTTGCGCCATCACGCACTCCTTTCTTTAATCAAACTCACTTCTAGATTGACGCATCCTAAACGGTAGGCGATCTACAAGTGATTTAATATCTGCTTTGTTTTTCGGTTTTAACTTATTGCTAAGTTCTTGTACGACAGCATTGTTATACATTAAACTCGAAACACGGTCTTTTCTCATACCAGATTTCTCCTTTAACTTAACAACATCATTGGTTACTTCGTAGTCCAAACTGATTGCTTCGTTGATTAAGAAATTAGTTTGAATATAAGGAAGAAGCAACTTACTTCTTTCGAGTTCATTCATACTTGAATAACCAGAAATCTTTTTAATTTCTTCCTTGGCATCAGATTCAGATAGAAGCAAACTTATATTTCCATTTTGAATGGAGGCACGAAGTTGCTTTGCCGCATCGGAGTTGAACTTGGCATTTCCTTTCATGCACCAGACAACTCGCCTTGCGCTTTTATTCTTACAACGCAGTGCCATATCTTCATTATTACAAGCACAAAGAGCACCATAGGTTTTACCCGTCTCGGGGTCTAAACGGTCTTTGATAATATAATCATAAACACCAAGACCGTTTCCGTTTGTATCCAATACCAAATCAGTGCAATCATATTCATAGAAATAGCGCATTACCATCTGACCAAGTTCGTCAGTTGTTTGTCCCTCATGTGTTTCGACATATACATAGTTACTCTTATATGTCATCATTGAGTCTGTGGGAATTGCTCTATTAATCTCTATAGCCGCCGCATCATTGTTTGTTTTACGTGTTGCCATAAGAGCCACATCGACTGATAATATTCTTCGTTCATTCTTTTCCAACTCTGGGACATTTAACCCACGCTTACGATATATATCAAGAGGGAAGAATGACTTCTTCAATCTACGACACTTAGAGATGTCATCGAACTTAAAGAAAGAGTCATTGCCTTGTCCATAGAACAAACATCCCATTTCAATACCCCACGACACTTCATCAAAAGTATCTTCAAGCATTTCATCAACTATATCTTCACGGGTAAGCAAATCTTCTTTTAATGCCAACTGATATGGTAGAGCACAAAGGAAATATTTATGTTTATCATTAAGCATCATCTTAAATTGAGACAATACCTTTTCATAGCTCCAATGGCTTTTATACCAAGCAGACGATGCCCATACTTGTGAGTTACGTTCAACCATGCCCTTATATTCAGGTTTTTTAGTATATCCGGGCTGTCGGCTTGCAGTCATAAACTTACGAAGAACTGTATCAATAATGTTAGGTTCAACCATTCTATACTCATCTATAATCAAGACGTTTGCTCTGTGACCACGAGCACTATCTCTCGCAGTAACCACAAAGATAGAAGAACCATTTTTAAAATCACAGGACATATCATTTTGTCCATTAGAGATTTTACTTATCTCGTTGCGCAAGTTAACCGAACCCCAACCGCATTCCTTAAGTAATATTTTTTCTATCTTATCTATAACTTCTCCCGCTTGAGATTTGATTTTAGATGCAACCGCAATCTTACTGCCGG